TGCGCAGGCTGCCTTCGCTCGGGGTACTCTACCCGGCGGCGGCCAGCTTACACAAGCCTGACAGGCGCCCGTCCGGATACCCGCTGTGTGCGCGGGGTCCGGGCGGCCAGATCTTCCCCCGATCAATGGACTTGCCGTAGGTTGCAAGATCCTTGACCTAGGGGAATACAAAAGCACACAACACAAACGCACATGGATATCAATCGCCCGCCCTATGGGCGGTCACCGCGTGTTTGCACACTATGGGTGTGTGCATAACGAGTTAGTATCACTCAAAGGACGAGTTCTGGGGCCTGTACCCCTCCCAACTGCTGTGGGTTTGGATGCGCTTCGAGCGCAGGCCAAGCGCATTAGCAGGTTGATTGGGAGGTTGTCTCCCTGGAGCTTGCAACGAGTTGTTGAACACTATAGCGGCGCGAAAAGAGCCCGATACCAACGGGCCCTCGTAGACCTCCACAGTCACGGGTTCCATAGAAGACACGCCCGAGTCAAGGCGTTTGTGAAATTTGAAAAGATAGCGTTCACGGACGATAAAATCAATCCCGATCCCAGAATGATCCAGTGGAGACACCCCGTTTACGGGCTTTGTCTTGCGCAATATACCAAACCCATCGAACATGCGCTTTACCGCTTGGTGGGGAAAGGGAAGATTTTACCACCATTCAGGTGCATCGGCAAAGGACTCTCCTCGCCGGAGAGAGCAATGCTCGCGAGAAAGATGTGGTGTAGTTTCGACAACCCAGTGTGCTTCACGCTGGATGCTAGTCGCTTCGACCAACACTGTAGTCGTGAACTCCTTCAGATCGAGCACGCAATTTATGCACGGGCCATCCCCGAGCTAGAGTTCCAACGCCTCTTGTCCTACCAGCTGGACAATCGAGGCACGACTTCGGCGGGGATAAGGTACAAAGCGAGGGGCAAGCGCATGTCGGGCGACATGAACACAGCCCTCGGAAACTGTGTGTTGATGGTGTTGATGGTGTCCGCTGCAATGCGTGGCAAGAAGTACGCGATCCTGGATGACGGGGATGATATTCTGCTCTTCACGGAGCGGAAGCTCGAGCCGTGGGTGAGGGGGAACTTGAAAGAGATCTTTCTCACCTACGGGCACAAGCTGAAGTTGGAAGGGGTCTATCACTCCTTTCCTTCGATAGTGTGGTGTCAATCGAGTCCCATTCACTATGCACCAGGAAAGTGGAAATTTGTCAGGCATTGGCAGTCGGTTATGATGAAAGCAATCGGAGGGACAAAGTACTTCAATGCTACTACTAGACCCCGGTTGGTCAAAACCGTTGGATTAGCTGAGTTAATTCTGAATCTTGGTGTCCCCGTTTTGCAGGAGTATGCGTTAGCGCTGCTCCGCAATGCAGGCGGAAATACCAAAACCCTCCATCTGGACAGCTCCGACTCGTACTACTATCGGGTCGGGAGAGAGATGAAACACTTCCGTAACCAAGATTGGGTGGAGAAGGTGAGCCAAGGCAAATTTGAGGGCTCCCTCCCCACAAGACCAATACACCCTGAGGCTAGATGGTCGTTTTACCTAGCCTTCGGTGTGTCCATTACGGAGCAGGTCCACATGGAGAGATTACTGCGTGGGTGGTCCTTTCCCATGGGGGGATGTGTAGATCAGGTCGAGCAGATCGACGTTGCTAGATGGCAGCAGCGTTGGGTCTACGCGCCTGATGTCACGCCCCTGTGGGAATAGGGCGACCCCTGTTCCCGTTAAATCGCTATGAACAACAACAGACGTAATGGCGCTCGACGTGCCCGCCGGCAGACTAACCGCGGGTCTTATGTGCAACCACGCACACAAAGTGCTGTTCTGGCCACCTCCACGGAGGCCAGAACAACGAAACCGATCATCACCGAAGTACCAAACGGTGAGCGGATCAGACACAGCGAGCTGTTGGGAGATGTCCTCCTCCCTGAAGACAGCGTGTCATTTAACGTGGAGAAATACGTGATCAATCCAGGAATGGACACGTTCCAATGGCTCCAGGAGAGAGCTAAGGGGTGGGAGCAACACCGCTTCCGCAGCATCACCTTTGAATACATGAACCGGATCGGCGGGCTAAGCGCGGGATCGGTGGTGATGGCGCCCGACTACAATGTCGAGCAGCCACCACCGACCACGGAAAAGCAAATGGCTAGCTACGAGGGATGTGTCGAAGACGTGGTATGGAGGGGTATGATTTGCAGAACTAACATGAAAGCCGCCTATAGCTTGGGACCCACGAAGTTCGTGCGGGGACAGGCTGTGGCAGGCACGTTACAAACATATGATGCATTCAACCTCTTTGTTGCCACCAAAGGCGTCCAGTTGGATAAGGTCCCCCCTCCCGGAGAGGGGATCGGAAAACTCTGGGTCCACTATGATGTTGAGTTGACTGTTCCCCAGACAGCTGATCTCCAAGGAGCCACCCGAGTAACATGGGCCACCACAACCGGTGGGCCACAAAACAACGAACAAG